GAGCTGCTGCTGTAACTGCTGAAGAGTCTGCAAGAATTGCTGCTGATACTACTTTGACCAACTCTATTGCTACTCTTCAAGCTGATGTAGATCAAAATGAAGCTGACGCTGACGCTGCTATTGCTGATGAAGAAGCTCGTGCTTTGGCTGCTGAGGCTGTATTGGCTGCTTCTGTATCTTCAGAAGAAGCTTCTCGTATCGCTGCGGATTCTACCCTTCAAGGTAACATTGATGCATTGTCTGGTGCTGTAGCAGCTGACTTTGCTTCTATCGAAACTGATATGGTTGCTGCTGTTTCTGCTGAACCAGAAAGAGAGTTAGACTTATATCATCTGGAGTATCTTTTTGATGGTGCTATCTTTAAACACTCTGCTACTGGTGTTAAAAGTACGATTGCAGACGGTGACTTTAAATTTAAAGATGGTCTTCAAAATATCATGCAAGAGGCAGAGATTGACAGGGCTACTGATGTATCTCGTAATATACAGGCTGACGAGATTTTAGCTAAACAAGAGTATGAAGCATTGAAAGATCTACACCCTAACGGTATA